TAGAAAAGATTAGAAAATTAAAGCTTCCGCTTGTCGTGTGCAGATCAAAGTCTGGTGGAGCGCACTGCTTCCTCTTCTGTAAGGATTGGGTGGACGCAAAGGACATGCAGAAGTCTTTAAAGAGTATTGCCGCCGCGCTGGGCTACGGCGAAAGCGAAGTGTTTCCAAAGCAGATAAAGCTGCACCTAGATCGTGGTGATGTAGGAAACTTTCTAAACCTGCCCTACTACAACGCGAAAGACGGACTGCGCTACGGCATACTAGATGACGGCACTTCAGCCACACTCAAAGAGTTTTACAAGCTGTACGAAACACATGTTCAAACCCCAGAGCAAATACAAAAGCTTCAAGTAACCGACTCATCCGAAACGACGCCCATGCGCGACGGACCGCCGTGCTTGCAACACCTTGTCAAAGAGAAAATATCTGAGGGCGGGCGCAACAACGGACTGTTTAATATTGGCGTGTACCTACGCAAAGCTTTTCCAGATAGCTGGGAGACAGAGATCCTAACCTACAACATGCAGTATTTTGAGCCGCCCCTGCCTTTGAGCGAAGTCACGGTGGTAGCAAAGCAACTTGAGCGCAAGGACTACGCCTACCGCTGTAGCGACGCGCCGATCAACGCGCACTGTAACAAAGAACTGTGCCAGACCCGTAAGTTTGGTATCGGGTCAGCCGTCCAAAATGCGTCAGTGGCAAATCTGCGTAAGTACAACTCAACACCGCCCGTCTGGTTTATGGATGTAAACGGCGAACCTCTGGAGCTAGATACGGAAGCCCTCATGAGCCAGCCCATGTTTCAGAAAGCTTGTATGGAGCAACTCAACTTCATGCCGCGCAGTGCCGCAAAGCAACAGTGGGAAGGCCGGATTAGTTCTCTGCTTACAGAAATGCGCGAGAACGAAAGCGCAATCATGGAAGTCGCAGTGGATGCCAGTGTCAGCGGACAATTCTATGACTACCTAGAAGAGTTCTGTCGTTTCCTACAACAAGCGCAAGACAAAGAAGAGATCTTGCTCCGCCGCCCTTGGACCGACGAAGACGCAATGGTAACCTACTTCCGTCTCAAGGACTTTGAGAACTTTCTAAAGAAGAACAAGTTCTTTGAGTATAAGTCACACCGCATTGCCCAGCGCCTGCGGGACATAAACGGAGACAGCACAGTTCTCAAGATCAAGGGCCGCGCAGTGCGGGTCTGGCAGATACCAGCCTTTGAAGCAGGGGACATAGATATTACTACACCAGACTTTAGTCCAAAACAGGAGAGCCCGTTTTGACAAAACCACCACCAAGCGAAAGAAACTCTGAGATCGTTAGATTGATCGACGAGCAACTTATGACAAAAACTGCCGTCGCTAAATTATATAAAATAAGCAAGCAGCGCGTCTGGCAGATATACAGGAAGGACAGAGACAGTGTTCAGAATCTTCGGCCCACCCGGAACTGGGAAGACGACACGACTTCTTAATATGGTCGATGACGCTCTTCAAAAGGGCGTTGCTCCAAGAAACATTGCTTTCCTAGCCTTTACTCGTAAAGCCGCCAACGAAGCAAAAGAACGTGCCGCAAAACGCTTTGGGTTAGATCCCAAGGAAGACCTGTTCTACTTTAGGACACTGCACAGTCTTGCCTTGACCTGTTCTGACATACGCCCAGAGCAAGTGATGCAGGAAGAGAACTACCGCGAACTCTCTAGTCAGATGGGCGTACAGCTTCAAATGACCCGCACCAGCCTTTATGAAGATGACATCCCCAGCATGGTCAAAGCAACGGACCCGATCTTGGGTCTGATTAATCTCGCCCGCATGCGGAAGATCCCGCTCAGAGACCAGTACAACAGTATCGGCATAGATGTTGAGTGGAACACCGTCACCTATGTGGACAAGTGCCTTCGTATGTACAAAGAGAATATGGAGTTGTTCGACTTCACAGATATGCTGGAGAGTTTTCCCAAAGAAGGTCAATCAAACTGTCCCAACTTTGACCTCTGCTTTGTAGATGAAGCGCAAGACCTCTCTCCTATACAGTGGGACATTGCCCACATCATAGATGAGAAGTCCGATAGAATGTACTGCGCTGGAGATGATGACCAAGCCATCTACCGCTGGGCAGGCGCAGACGTAGAGCATTTTATTAATCTGGAAGGCGGGTCAGAAACTCTCTACCAATCCTACCGTGTTCCATTCGAGATACACAAACTGGCAGAGCGCGTCGTGTATCGCATCAAAAAGCGCTTTCTCAAAGAATACAAGCCAAAGGCCGACGTTCGCGGATCAATCCGCCGGATCTTCGGTGTCGAAGAGATAGACATGTCTGAGGGCTCGTGGCTCATACTGGCGCAAGCCGGATACCAGCTTAACCCCGTAGCCGGAGAACTGCGCTCCTCTGGATACCTGTTTAATAACCGCGGCCATCGCTCCATCTCCGAAAACATAAGTGACGCCGTAAACGGATGGGAACAGTTGCGTAAAGGAAAAGAAGTAAACGGCGCAGTAGCCCGTAAGATCTACAGCTTCATGTCAACTAAAGACCGCGTGGCACGGGGCTTTAAAAAACTAACCTCAGTAGAAGATACAGACCTGCTAGATCTAAAGGCACTGACCGCGGACCACGGGCTTCTGGCTACAGAAGATATGGTATGGCACGTTGCTATGGACAGAATGCCAGAAAGCGAAAGAGCCTACATCATTGCAATGTTGCGACGCGGAGAAAGATTTAACGGAGAGCCGCGTATAACCGTGTCAACGATACACGGGGCAAAGGGCGGAGAGGCGGACAACGTTGTGTTGTTCACGGACCTTTCGCCAGCTTCAGAAGAACAGATGACAATTAATCCAGACGATATGCACCGTGTTTTTTATGTTGGTGTAACTCGTGCTAAAGAGAACTTGTTTATTGTTGAACCAGAAGATTTTACAAGGAGTTATAATCTATGACAGAAAATTGTTGGTGGGAAGATTTAGGATTGATGCGTAGGTTGTATCGTTATGATTCTGAAAGCGGGTTGATTTATGCGTGTGATCGTTTACCGGAGGATTTTTATGATACTGGTGAGGGCAGTTCGTTTGTGAGTGCGGAAGGTGCTGCGTCTAAATACAATATTGAGCGCAGTGGCAGGGCAGCTTTTAACAGGCGTGTTAGGACAGTTAAATCAACGTGTGATTACTTAACAGGTAGTTCTTCCTATCGCGGCATTCAAAAAAAATTGCTTGCACACCGCGTTGGATTTTTTTTGTATCACGGTCATTACCCTGTTTGGCCTAATTCCGTGGACCATATTAATCATGACGGTTGTGATAACAGAATTGTTAACTTGCGCGAGGTTACGGCTAGGGAACAGTCCATGAATACTAGGTTGAGCAAGGCAAATACGTCTGGGGTTAAGGGCGTGAGTTTTTTGAAGGATCTTGGGAAGTGGAGAGCTTCTGCTAACATTAATGGCAAGAAGACAAATCTTGGAACATTTTATAATTTAAAGGATGCGATTGCGGCTAGGAAAGCTGCGATGATTGATGCCTAATTTATGGAGTTATGACCTATGATTTTATGGAACTACAAATGCGATTGTGGATACAAGTGGACCTGTTGGTGGAACAAATACTCTCAGGACGCCTGCGAGAAATGTAATAAGTGGGTTTATCCAGAGGAGAAAATTCAATGAACTGTTGGCACTGTAAGACAGAACTTATTTGGGGAGGAGATCACGACTGTGAGGATGACGAAGAACATTCTATGGTGACAAATCTTTCGTGTCCTGAATGCGAAAGCTATGTATTAGTTTATTATCCAAAGGAGAAAGAAAATGAAACGTGATGAAATTTTAGATAAGTCAAAAGAACTTATTAACGGACAACGCGCCAAGGACTACGGCGATGCGTTTGAAAACCACAGCCGTATAGCAAACGGCTGGAATATCATAATGAACGGGGCTTTGATAAGCCACGGTTATCTGACAGAACAACACGTTGTTTTGATGATGGATTGGGTCAAGACGGCCCGCCTTCTGCAAACCATAAGCCATGAGGACTCGTGGCTAGATAAAGTCGGTTATTCCGCTCTTGGGGGAGAGTTTTCTGGAAAAAGCGAAGAACTAGACAATCTTGGCATAGATATCGAAATGTTGAGAGAAGTCGAAGCAGTAAAGAGAAAGATGAATAAATGAAGATTAAAATAGCTAGTCCCTCTCTGAAGTCAGAGTGGGTTCCCCCCGCGGAACTTCCTGACCTCACTGGCGCAATACAATTGCCATAGATGTAGAAACAAGAGACCCCAACATAAAAAAGAACGGGCCCGGATGGGCAGTTGGGGACGGCGAAGTGGTGGGCTATGCCATCGCTACCGCCGATTGGGCTGGCTACATCCCCATAAGACACCTTGGGGGTGGAAACTTGGATGAGAAGATAGTCAACAGATGGCTCAAGAAAGTCTTTGATTGTCCCGCTGACAAGATTATGCACAACGCACAGTATGACGTGGGCTGGATCAAGCGCATGGGCTTTGAGATAAATGGCCGGATCATCGACACGATGGTTGTCGCGTCCCTGCTAGATGAAAACAAATTTTCCTACGCTTTAAACTCTCTTGCCTTTGAGTATCTGGGGCTGGCAAAGAACGAAAGCCTGCTTCGGCAAGCGGCCAGCGAGTTCGGCTTTGATCCCAAGGCCGACATGTGGAAAATGCCCGCTATGTATGTGGGGCCCTACGCCCAGACCGACGCAGAAGTAACTCTGCAACTCTGGGATTACCTAAAAATAGAGATCGGCAAGCAGAACCTTTGGAATATCGTCAACCTAGAGCTAGACCTATTGCCCTGCTTGGTTAACATGACATGGCGCGGGGTCCGCGTAGATATGGACAAAACCGAAAGAACACGCGACGCGATCTTAAAACGAGAGAAATTAGTCCTCAAAGAGATAAAATCCCTAGTTGGCCGCGATGTAGAGATCTGGGCGGCAAATTCCATTGCAAAAGCCTTTGATGACCTCTCTATACCCTATCCCAAGACAGCAAAGGGTGCGCCGTCGTTCAAAAAGCAGTTTTTAACAGAACATACAGAAAAATTACCGCAACTTATCGTCCAAGCGCGTAGTTTAAACAAAACCAGCGGAACTTTTATAAATAACATCCTAAAATTCTGTCACGGCGATGGCAGAGTGCATTCGCACATCAATCAGATACGCGGAGACGAT